ATCTTCTAAAGATTCCATAACGCAAGTATATCTATTTATTAGTTATTAGCTAGGTTTTGGAATATCTGTTTTAACTTTTTTAATAGCTTTGTACCATTCTCCGGTTTTATCTAGCTTTCCAGCATCAATATCCCAATAAAGTTGGTCTAGCTGGTCGCCAATGTTTGGATAAGCCTCTGTACGAGCGGTTTTATAACTGTTGTTTTGAACATCTAAATACCACTGAGCTCGAGCTTCTATTGTATCTGCGTATTCATCATCAGTAAGCTCTCGTAAAGTTCCATTATTCCAACTTTTTAAGGGCTTTTCAGATTCTACTTCAGTTGTAGCCTGTGTTCTAAACTGCTCTAAAGTTTTCAATGCCATTTTTTCCTCCTTACCTTTCTCCATAAAGTGTAAACACACCCATAGGTATATTTGCACCACCATTACCTTGAACTAAAAATCCATCATGTGCTGCTGCTTGTTTTACTACTGCACCATTTTGTGGCATGTTCCAAATATTCCCTGCGTTCGTTTCACCTTGTCCATAAGCAAGTAAATAGGAATAATGACTACTGTCCGACATGTGTGTTGCTTTAATCCACCAATTATTTAAACCATGAGAATAAAAGTTGTTTGAACTCACATTGTTAAATAATTGAAATTGTGTATTTCCAGTTCCACCCCTGTTGGTCTTACCAGAAGATTGTATATTATATCCAGCACTATCATAAACAGAAGATGAAACTCCAGTACCAGAAGCAGTAACACGAATATTAATACCATTGTTACTACTTGTTCCAACATGAGAACATCTTAGATAATAAGTGCTAAAAGTATCATCAATACCTGTGATTGCAACTAAGGCACTATCCACAATTATTTCTCTTGATACAACAACTAAACTACTCATGTAACTTCAATACCTTGTCCTTTGAAATATAATTGTTGGTCGTCTATTTTAAAAACTCTTATAACACCATCAACATATTGATTACCAACATTTTTGATTTGTATCCCATCGTTCATATTTGTTCCTGTTTTAAATCCTGCACTTACTTGTACCCTATAACCTGTTCCTGAAACATGTCCAATAGCTTCTTGATAATATGATCCTAATACTCCTTTATTACCTGGATTTAAATACATAAAAGAATTACCCCTTTGAGTTGCAACACTACCTGCATAAGTTCCTGTTGATAAAGTGGCATTGCTTGTATTACCTTGATAAATTGCAGCACCTTGTCCATGTTGTAAAACAAGTGCACTTCTTGTTACATCACTAGAGCTATTCAAAACACCATTACGCCTAAAATTCCATTGATCGTGAGTTCCACCTGTGTTATAAAAATATTGTGAAAAAACAATTACATATAGACTTCTTGTATGGTCAAAAACATTATCAATATTTATTTCAGTTGGATTACCTGTTATATCGGCTTTGAAAATTAACTTCCATGAGCGTTCAAATGCAGACATTATTCGTACCCAAACATCTTGACTCGACCTTCATCTTGTCCATTTGAAAAAAATATTTTTACCCCATCAACTACACTTGCTTGTGGCAATTCACCACCACCAAAAACAGATTCTACATTTCCACCAGCATTTAAAAGAACTGATTTATACATGTACTGTGTTGCACCTGTTGAGCTTTGATGTCCAAAAATAGTAAGTAATCCACACATACATTCATACGTATTATTACCAACACCACTTGCAACTAATACACTTGTAGCTGAAGAAGATATTGAAAAAGTATTATTGTTTGAACTATCCATACGATTGGTTGCTCTATCATAAACCGAAGCAGTTTCAAGAACTCCTGCTTCAAAAAATTGTACTTGAACATCTTGATTATCTACTGTTGGTGCCATATTAATAAATTCAATTTCAATAATATCGCTTTGTTCAAATCCTCTTTGTATAGTTATATCGCTAACTGCACCTACACTACCTGTATCTAAAATTAAAAATCTACCTTTTCTACCCTCTGCATAATCGTTTGCTTGTCCATGTTGTAATTCTTGTAACTGAAAAACTCCATCAGAATTTTGGTCGCTAATATTAGTCGGATTTCCTATTTGTCCAAAAGTTGCCATAAAAACCCCTTATGTTATCTCAACACAACTTAAGAACGCTTCAAGATCTCCACTAGATGCTCCACCGGTTAATTTAATCATGTCGCCATTCTCTAAATTAATCTTACTTTCCCCTGCTAGTTCTAATGATGCACCTGGATTTACAGTCATGTTATGAGCTATTTTTGCATCTCCAGAACTACCATCAACAACTTCTGCTGTAATAGTATCTGCATTTGTACCATCAACATTTGTAATTCTAAGTGAATACACAATACTTGCTCCACCTGAACTATTTGTATAAATAGTTTGTTGTGAATTAGTAATATTTAGATAAGCGTTTTTGAATGCCTCTGCCAATGTCTTTATTTCCTTTCTTTTAACCTAAAGCTAATACTACTCCGATTGATGTGCCTCCACCTCCACCAAGAGCATTTATATCAGCAACAGTAGTTCTTTTTAGAGCATTACTGTCATTTATATCTCCAAATAATATAATATCTCCTGTTGCTACTGTTCCTGAAGTTGCTTGTGCTGGTGCTATTGTCAAAGCTACTGTTCCTGAAGTTGCTCCACCTGATAATCCTGATGTTGAAGATGTAGTAACACCCTCAATATCTCCTGTTTCTGCTGAAATCCATGCTGAGCCACTCCATGCTTTCAATAAATTTGCTGTTGTGTCATAAAACACAGTTCCCTCAACTTTATTTGTTAAAGCTGAATTTGCTGCACTTTCTGATGCAAATATAAATACAAGAGAGTCTTGTATATCTTGAAACCTAGACTCGGTTACTAAATCTCCTGTTGTCCAATCAAACCATCCACCGGCTGCCATAATTCTCCTTTATTTTTCTAAGTATAACTTATGTTAGTATCAATTCCTAACTTTGAAACTCCCAAAATCCATGCTCCGGTTTCTGCTGGAGATAGACCAATAAACCAATTCCAAGTTTTACTTTGGGCATCTACTGTATGTTTTATCCTTTCAATAAATAATTCAAAAGTTTCTGTTGTACCTGCCCCTGTTGTTACCTTAGCCTCTACAAAACTACCTAGATCGAGCCCAAGAGCTTTTGTCCAGAGGCTAGTGTTTGCTTTGGGAGTAAAAGATAAAGATTCTATTCTTGTTTGTGGAATATCATTTGCAACAACTAATTGTTCAGCAATACTCAATACATTTGCATCAGAAACATTCAAAGTGCCTGATTGAGTAAGAACATTACTTCCAAATCTATTAACTGAATCAGAACTAACTGCTGTTTGTTGGCTACCTCCTGTTCTTGTTCTTTGTACAGTATTGACAATTTTATCATCATCAAAACTTGTTTGTATATCAACATAATTTAATTCTCCAACTCCCTGACCGAAAGTAGCTGCTGGAGTTGTTGTATTAGTCAATCTGAAGTTTCTATCTCTAAATGTTGCTTTACCATCTGCTGCTATAAAAAATGTACCATTTTCAGCTAACTCAACAGCTCTTAAAGCTGCAAGTACAGTATCTGTTGATGGCTGTACTTGTACCTCTAATTGACCTGTTGATATTTGCTGTTCAGTATAACCAAATGAATCAAGAATGTTTTTGACTCTTACTGATGATAATCCCTGTGCCTGTGTGAAAGTAAGTCTTGTTGTAACGCCAAGAGTTGATATTCCTAAATTCCAACCAAGAGCATCTAATGTTGTATTGTTGAATAATTTAAAAGCATCAATACATTTGATTTTTACCTCTGCATCCGATCCCTGTCCGGGATAATTAGCAGGAAAGTTCTCAACAAAACCAGAAAAAATTATGTAAGTTGTACCACCGAAAGCACCTTTTATTCTTATTCTTTTGAGTGGCTGTACTTTAGATCTATTATTTGTTGAATCATAAAAATGTGTTGTTTGATTTGGAGAAAATCTATTATCTCTGTTATCTAGTACAACAGTCGCACTTCCCGGATTGAATTGTGATAAGTTTGTTGCTCTACCTCTTTGAATACTAAATCTTCTAAGAAAATCAGAAACATCTGTATAAGTTTGTGATGAATCCAAAGGATTAGAGTCAAACGCTATTTCAACTGTAAGCGTTACATTAGAATCAAATGCAACACTCATTAGAGTATTGAGAAACCTTTTTTGTTTACACTTTTTTGTGTTGTAGTCAAAAAGTCCTCTGCTGTATCTGAAAGCTCCACAACAACTCTTACTTCTGCATTACCATTTCTATTTCCTGTATCGCCTCCAGAAATATTACTTTGATCTGAAACAAATGGATTATCTCCGGGAGTAGGATCTGGTGGTATAAAAGGATCATCATCTGGAGGTGGAGCACTAGGAGGAGATAAATCAATACTCATTCTTTCTAACTCTCTAAACAATCTTATTGCAATAGCTATTTCATTTGCTAGTTCCTCTGTTTTTTTCCTGTTTCTTTCTTTTGCAGCAGCATTAGCATCAAGATCTCCAATTTCTCCTATTAACTGTTTTCTGACTTCTTTACGCTTTGCCTCTTCTCTTGCAAGAGCTTGTGTTAATTTATCTTCTGCTAATTGCAATCTTTCTCTTGCTGCAATAAGTAAAGGAGAATCGTTTATCAATTCATCTTCAACTAACGCTAGTTCAGCTTGTGCTAAAGCTAACTCTGCTGTTACATTTTTGCCTGACTCTTGTGCTCTAGTCAAAATACCAATTTGTGTAGTAAGTTCATTTTTTCTTACTGCTGCCTCTGCATCTCTAAGATTCTCTTCAAGTGTCAATCTAGCTACATCTCTTGCAGCTTGGTTTCTTAATTGTGTTGCCTCTGCAACATCTGCTGCACCTGTGGCGATAAGTTGTTGTAATTTAGCTCTTTCTGATTCTATTGCAATATTTGTAAGCAACAGTGAGTTTTGTTCCCCAAATATTGGATTTACTTTAAATTTTAATGTATCTGCTAATTTCTTTTGTTGTACTTCGTTTGTTAATGTTCCAAGTCTTGTTTTTTGCTGACTTATAAAAAGACCAAGATTTGCTTTACTCATCATTCCAAGTAAGTTAGTGAAATCTTGTGAAAAGCCTGTATTAGAAATTATTTGTACTGATTGTTCATTAAGTATCTCATTTGTTTTTTCAGTAGCTTTCAAAAACTCTTCTTGTGCATCAGCATTACCTCTTAATGCTTTTTGACCTAATATGTAATCTCTCACAAGATTAGTAAAAATGTTTCCTGCCTCTTCTGTCGCATCAATGCTGACAAGAATTGCATCATTGATAAATCCAAATCCCTTTACAACTGCTGGGCTTACATCTTCAACAAAGTTGTTAAATATATTTAAAAGCTCTCCTGCTGCTGGTAAAAGTTCTGCACCTACCTCCTCTTTGAGTTCTGTTGTGGCTGCTCTTGTTTGTAGAAGTTGTGCTGCAAAACCCTCTGACTCTCTCTCTGCGTTACCAATCTGAACTGCTGCTTTTTCAAATATAAGTTCTGTTGTTGCAAGAGCTTTGTCTTGAATAGTCAATGCTGCAACTGTATCAGCCAATCCCATATTCAATGCCTTTTGTTGTACCTCTGTTTCAAGAACTTTGATTCCATATGTGGCAAGTGATTCTCGCTCTCCGACAATCGCGTTACGAAATGCTTGAAGTACCGGTAGAGCACCCTGACTGACATTATTGAATGAGGCAATATCTCCTGCAAGAGTAAATAATCTTGAAGATAGATCTGCTGACTCTGATTGCGTAAAACCGATACCCTGTGCCACAGCACCAAAAACACCTACAAGCTGTTTTGCCTCTGATGTAGTCAAACCGAAAAGATTTGCATTCTTGGAGAGTTCTTCTCCTAGTTTTGCTGCCTCATCCCCAAATGTAGTTCCGAATGCACCTGATGCCTCTTGAGCTGCACTAGCTGCCTGAATAGATGCCAAAGAAAAGTCAAGTAGTTGTTTTCCTGCAAACAAAGCTGCACCTGCTATTGCACCCTTAGAAAGAGATGACATTCCTGCTGCAAACTGTTTATTTGATTTTGCAGTATTTTTTACAGTTGTATCAACCTTTTTTGTGCTTCTGGAGAAATCATCTAGTTGCCTACCAGCTTTATCAACTCCGATAAGTTTCATTATTAGTTCTAGTGATGCTCTTGCCATTATTTCCTAAGTTTCTGCTTTGCTCTTGCCTCTGTCAATGCCTTTTGTTCTTTTTTCTGCTTATCCAAGTAGTATAGTTTCCAAGACTCAAATTCTCTAACTGACATTGATTTCCTCATGGTATCAACTGTCATACCTAAATCCATAGCTAAACGAAACTCAAATGCAAGTTCTTTATTGTTCAGGAAACTGCTCGGCTATATCAGCCTGTTCCCCCTTTGTCCAAGCCATACATTGATAGATACCCATAATTATCTTATCTATCATTGCTGGTGTAGCTTTTTCATAGAACTTATCAACATCAGACAAATTTTCTAACTCTGGATCTTTCAATCCTTTCATTAGGAGTTCTTTTTCAAATTGTGTGTCATCTCTGACACCATTCTCATCTTCTGCTATTTTGTTGATTTCAACTGCATCTGCTTTACTTAATCCCTGAACAACAACCGATACTTCCCATTCCGGGAGTTCTATTTCTTTTGTTGGTAAATCAGGAGCATTCTGAATATCATCCAGCTTAAGTCTTTTCATATAGATCTCCTTTTATTGTTAATCTATATTTTAAGCAGTTCCCTCTGTAACATCTCCTGTAATTTGAAAAGCTGCTGAAAATCCAACTGCTCCTCCAATATCAGGTGTTCTGTCATAAGAGGTTAGAATTGCTTTACCACTAGCCTTTGGATTTCCTCCGGTAGTTCCTATTGGATAGAACTCAAAATCAACTTCTGATCCTAGAATACCTGTAAGATAGCCATTGACTGTTGCATCAAAAGAGCCTGTAAGTGTTATAGTTCCATCTTTTAGCCCAGACACGAAAGCCTTTGAGCTATTTGAAAATGCACTTACCTCTGCAACATCTGCTGTTCTTGATACTGCTACATCTGTTAAGACATTAGATACATCTCTGATCGTACCTCCAGAATCATCAAACTTAAATGCTGCATTCTTTCCATGTGTAAATGTAGGCATTATTCTCCTTTATTATCCCTGTCCAAAACTAATAGCAACTGTAAAACTAGGAGATGATCCTCCTATTGTTAATACAGCTCTTGCATATCGTGCTGGATTGCTTGTACTTGTTTTAAATTCAGATCCTACTGCTGTTTTCTGAGCAAAAGTTATGTAATCAGAAAACGACACATTATCTGCACTTGTTTGTATTTTGGCATCTAATGTCGGAGAAGTACCACTTGCTGCTATTACATGCAAACTTCCTCCACCTCCATTTGTACCTGCTGCTCCAAAATCAACTGATGTTTCAGTTGATGTAGTAGTAAAAGCTGCTGGAGCTACTAGACTCTTACCATCAAAAAAATCATCACTAAACTGAAAAGCTACTGCTATTGATACAACTCCTCCAACATCTGCTGATCTATCGTAAGATGTTTCAATAACAGATCCTAATGTTGCTGGATTCCCTCTTGTATATCCTGTCGGAGCTATTGAGAAAGCAGAGCCTGTACTTCCTAACTGTGCTAAAAATTCAGCATCAGAATCAGGAGAAGATGTTTCAAAAAATCCAGATGCAGTTGCAGTACCATCTTTTAAACCTGATACATAAGTCTTACTACTTGTTGAAAATGTACTTGTTTCAGCAACATCAGATGTTAAAGAAACAGAAACATCAGAAAGAGTTGTACTCAAGTTTGTGTTGTCTAGTAATACAACTGCATCTTTACCATGACTGAAAGTAGGCATTATTCAGTTACCTCCCAAGCCTCATTTTCAGGAGTTTCTGGATCATCTGCCTTAAAACTACCATCCTCATTTCTAGCTCTTTTTTTAGTTGTTTTAGTTTTCTTTGCACTATCAAATTTTACTGCTGCATTATTCTTTATCAAACTTTTGGCTATTTTATCTGGAACATCTACAACATCTCCGGGCTCTACTCTTTTTTCTTCTTTGCCATCTGGATAGTTACTTCCTACTAATATTTCTATTTTCATCCTATTACCTCAATATTAAATGTTACTCCGAGATATACAGTTCCCTGTGATACTTCGTACTCTCCATAATCTGTTGCTGATACCACTCTAGCAGACATTGCTGCACCTCCCAATGTTGGATCTCCCTCTATTGCAGCCTTTACACTAGAGCCTCCACTACTTGCCAAAAAGGCATCTAGTGAATCTTGAGCACTAGCAGCATCAACTCTTTGTATGTAAAGAACTATCGGTATGTCATAAGTATCAGCACCTCTTGCCATTGTTGTATCAAAGCTAAGAGTATTGAAAGGAGCGATAATTATTGCTGGAGGATCTAAAAAATCAGGAACAGTATCGTAAACTGTAACACCTGATATTGTTGCAAGTCTTGTTTTAAGTCCATCTCTAATACTTGAAAATGTTGCCATTAGTTTATGCTCCTAGCAATATCTTGTGCGATCTTTTCTAACATTTGTTCGCCTCTGTCCTTTATCTCTTTCTCTCTTTCAAAAACTGTACCTCCAATAAATGGTTTCATTTTAAGACCTGTCCTACTAATTTTTCTTGCAACTAAAAAAGCGTTCATCTTTGGCTGCCCTCTTTTTGCCCATGCAGCTAAAGATGATCCCTCTTTATATGGTGGAAAAAATGGTCTTGTTCTCTTTATTGGTCTAAAACTTCTATATATAGGTTTACCATGAATAAAAGGTGCGTAAGGTGCTGAAGTAGCAAGACTTATTCCCTTTGACATTCTAAGCACATTCGTGTTTCCTAGTTTTTTAAAATATATTGATCTTTGTGCTTTACCTGTTGATTTACTTGATTTTGATTGTGGAGATGGTGGAAGTCTTAATCTATCTTTTGCATCCTGAACTAAATCTCTACCTAAATCATTGAAAAAATCTACTGATCTTTTGTTCCAAATAGATTGATTATTTATTGACCTACTTAAATCAAGAGCACCTTTTAATGTAAGTTTCATGCTCCATAAATCCTATTCCTATTTACTTGCGTAATACCTACGAATGGTCGCCCTGCTGATAATGTAACAGTTTTTTTCTTGAACTTTTTGCAAAGTGTCTTAACATCAGGATCTAACTCTGATAGAAAAATAACCGGTGCATTCCCTGTTTCAGGATTGCCACTAAATCCCATAGGGCTATTCTTTCTCTGGAAAAACCGAGCAGCTTGTATAAGTGTTGCCTGTTGTATTGCTGCCGGTACTGTATTACTTCCAGACTGCACCGGAAACCCAAAACTCGCAGTAACTTTCAATCCTCTTGGATATTTAGTTGGTAAGACTTTACCACTTACCTCTATTGCCATAACTATCTTATCAAATGGCATCTTAGGATCTAAGTTTGCTGCATTATGAGGATATAAATAAAAATCAGTATTTAGTGTTAAGGTTTCGTGATCTGTGCCATCAGAGTTTAAAGTCTTTACAACTAGATTTGTTGTTGTTGCAATATCATCAACCATCACAAAATCTGTGAACTCACAATCATAAAATCTATCTTGCACATCTGTTTTGTAAAATACTCTTCCACAAAAATCATCAATAGCTGCACTTGCAGCATCTAATGCAAAATCTAAATTATTATCTTGAGCTGTTCCAGACATTCCAAGAAATGTCTTTAGTTCGCTCTTGTCCATGTACTGATGGCTCATCTAACTCCTCATCAAGATCATCCAATAAAGGATTATCAAACCACATAGCTTACTTATTTTCTTTAGGTTTTACTGCTTTTGTTTCTGGTTTCTTTGCTGCTTTTTTTGTGATACCACTTGGAATCTCATCTCCCATTCCAGCAACTAACACTCCGGATGTGAAAGGGCATTCTTTACCCTGTTGCATTTTTCCGGTTTTGTTATCTTTCCAAACCATTTGATTTTCTTTTTCTACAATTTTCATTGATTTCTCCTTTTCAATATGGATTGCAGAGTCAACAACCTCTGTCTTTAAAACAAAAGTATGACTCTGCTCCTCCATAAATTTATTCTATATCGTTGATTCTTGTGAATGCCTGTGGTTTATATACTGCCAATGTGTATCGTAATGATGCTTTGATTGTCAATATATCTTTTCCAAAGTCGCCATCTGCTGCATTTTCAGAGATGGAAAGTTCCATACCTCTTCTGAACACATGGTTAGCTGCTAAAGATCCACCGAATGCACCTACAACTACATCAATAGTAGTTCCAACTGCTCCACCGATTTGAGATGATTTTGTAACAGGTAATCCCCAAATGGTAGGAGTACCAGCTAATGCTGATGCACCTAACATGAAGTTGTTATTACCATCTACTTGAGCTACAAGTGCGTTATAAGCTGCTGGGCTCATAAGAACTGCATCTGGGCTCAATTTACCATTTACCTCAACATCTTTGATTCCATCCAAAACTGTTCTCAACTTACCACCTGCATTAGCTGGGAATGCTCCTGCTGTGTATGTAATTGTATTAATACCAGCATGTTGAGTTAATCCTCTAATGTTTGGTGCAACTGCTCCACCGATTAGGAACTGCTTTTCTAGTCTTTGCATAACATGATTTGCTAATCTGCCATCAAAATATGCTTGAGCACCTGCTTGATCTTCAAGCAACTCTGCTGTTATAGGTAGAGTTGTAATGAATTTTGAAACAGGAGCAGTAACTGCTGTGTAAGTGAAAGCATCCTCTGGTGCTGCACTTCCCTCTGCTTTTTCGGCTGCGTTGTTTGTTGATCCCTCTTGTAAGAAATAATAAGTTGTTTGATCTGTGTTAATAGAATCTACAAGATCTAATGCTGGATTAGGATCTGGCTCTATTGCAGGAATAACCTGTTGATAGATTGTATCTCTAGTCCAAACTGAAGTTGTTACAGTAGTTTTTGTTTCAAATGGAATATTTGTTAATCCATGATCTACGAAACTTTTGTACGCATTAGACTCAAGAAATTGTTGCCCCATAGATTTTGGTGCTTGTTCAACTTCTGGCTCTTGGTAGATAGGAGCTGTTTTTGCTACCTTTTCTTCTACCTTATCATTAGATTCTTTTATTTCCTCTAACTGTTGTAATTCAGTAATTGAATCGCCTAAATCTGCGAGTTCTTGATTTCTTCTTTTTATTTCTTCTTTTTGATCGGATGTTAATTCAGACATTTCTTCAACAGAATCAAAAATATCTGCTAACTCATTTGATTTAGCAGCTTTCTCATTTCTAAGTTCTTTTAATGTTGCCATTATATTTTTCTCCTATTGGTTTTTAAAAATGTTCTTTTGAACTTCCAAAAAAAGTTCATCATCAGAAACCTCATCATATCCATGTGTTTCCAAGACATCATCCAATCTGTTATAGATTGCATTTAAACCCTGTAAATACTTAGATAATAATTCAGTTGATTTTGAACTCATTGTTTTCTTTTCAGAGTTTCTTAGAAGAGCAAGATCTTCTATTCTCTCTGTAAATGCCTTAATCTCCTCAAGAGAAGATAGGGCTTGTTCTTCAAGCCTTTTACCCTGTTGAGTAGAAGTGCTGATTTCTGTATCAGTTTCACTTGAAATCTTACCTGCATAAACCAGAGTTGTATCATCTTCTGATCTATGTCTTTGTCCTGTTAATGTTGTGTAATCATCCATAGAGGCACATGGCATGTAAACTGTTTCGCCATCCTTTTGATGTTCGTGAGCACCAGAGCATCCTAATTCTTCTGCTCTTGCCTCTGCCTCTTCTCTTGTTGTATATATATCATCCCCAAGAGCTCTCTTTTCTTCTTCTTCATCTTCAATATCTTCTTCTTTTTCAAACTGATCTAATCCAGATTTCAAAGCCTGAACAAATGAATTTTGTTGTGATCCAACAAGAACAGGAGAAACCTCCCATACTTTTACATCTTTCAACACTCTCACAGGAATCTCATCTCCCTTTGAATCTGTTGCTGTTGATGTTTCTGAATCTAAAACTTGGAAACCATAACTAAACTGTTGCATATCTCTCATCTGCTTTACAGTTTCATAAGCCTCTTTCCCTGATTCAGTATTAAGGAAATATCCCTTAAAAACTGCTTTTTCATTATCTGATTCAATAACACCTCTACCAATTACTTTGCTCCAATCATGATTCCAAACTAAAGGCACTTTGTTGCCCTCATATCCTGATTTTAAAGCTCCTGATACAGTTATATCATTATCTGAATCTACTTTATCAAATAAAGAAAATACAGCCTCTAGGTATCTAGTATCTCCATCTTCTTTAAGTTCTATCGGTGTATTTTTGAACACCAAGTCTTTTGGTCTTTTTATTTCTTCACTCATCTATTACCTCTACAAATGCCTCTGTACATCTACAATTTACTACTAAATCTGCTGGAGCTTTCGGATCTCCCGGAAAATCCAACTTGATTCCATTATACAGATAAAAGCTATCAGCAGGAACTCTTTGATTATCTAATATCTGATGAGCTTCTCTTACGAGAATATCTCTTTGAGATACCCACTCTTTTTCAAGTTTCTTGCCTGTTGATAAGGCTGCTCTTTGTTGAGCCCAAGATGATGCTTTCAATACCTCTGTTCTAGCAATAATCTTTGCTCTATTTAATGATTGTCCACCTAGTTGCACATTTATCTTTCTTGCTAACTCATTGAAAAATTTTTCTCCATTTGGTGTACCTGCAACAGGTTTTATTATTCCTAGATCTTCAAACTCTTTTAATGTGTTTGCAACGATTGTCGATATTCTTTTCTTTGTAGTGTTGTTTAAATCTTTCATTACTGCTTTACCATTTTCTTGCAAGAAGTTTGCTGCTTGTCCATCTTGAAACAATGATCCTACTGCTGGAGGTACATTTCGTTGCCTACGATAAAAACCCTCCTCTACAATATTTCTGATACTTCTTCCCTGTGATGGAAGTAATGTACCAAGAGTTGTAAAAACTGTTCTAATGGTTTCTTCTTCATCAACAGTTACACCCAAACTTACAGGATCTGCTGCCTTTTCTTCTTTCTGCTGTGGAAACAAACTATCGTATGTTCTTACAGAGAAATCATCTGAAAGAGAGTAATACAATGGTAAAAACTCTTTTTCAAAGTTTGTACTATCTATTACCTTTTCAATTCGTGTTTCCATATCATCAATATTTTTACTTGATCTAATTTCTCGTGCTATCTCTCGCTTTTGTCTATTTAGCTCTTTTGCATATATCTCTGATAGTGTTCCCTCCCATCTAACTCTTAAATTATCTATCTCTTTCCAATACATTTGTTTTTCTTCTTCTGTTTTATATCTCTTTACAGGTGGCAAACCAAGAAACTTTACTGTTGGATCTTCCCATCCATAGAAATCATATCGTAAGGA